ACCCGGAAAGCCTCGCCGGTGATGTCATCCACCTGGAATATCTTGCCGGACATGATGACGTGGCGAAAAACAGCCGAATAGTTGTCGGCAGGAATGCCATGTACGGTACGGCCTTTCTTCTTACCAATCCACGACATCTCTTGTGCCGGTTCCGGGTCCCATGTATTGGCGTGGTCAAAAAAAGTAATGCAGTTGTTGCCGTTAACCGTATCAATCAGGATGTACGTCTGCCTATCCTCATCCGTGAAGTTACCCGTCTGGGCAAGTACCATAGATTCCCCAGGCTTCCAGTCAGTACCTGGCTTCGGCGTCATGACGAATGTCTTGGCTGTATAGTCTGCGGAAGTCACCCGGAATTTCATCTCCTCGAAACCCTGCAACTTGTCTTCGGCGTTCTTGGTGACGAAGTAAGTAGTAAGTATGTCATCGACAAACTGGCTCAGCCCGTCGGCATCGGTCAGGTCAGGAGTTATGGTGTAGCTACCGTCACCGTTGTCCGTCCATTCCTTGACCGTGCATCCACCTCCGGGAGAGGCACACATACGTCCCTTGAAATAGGTCACACGGTTATAGGCAATCTCCGGAACAAACACACGTTTCCTGAATATGCCTTCCTCCATCTCCATCTTTCCGTCCTTGTCGATGTAACCTCCGGAAATGCCGGTGAGGAACTCGCCGAACTTGACAGCCTTGGCCGCATGGAGAATGTCATCTACTGTCAAACTGCCGCCAACCTCCAGGGAATACTCTGTACGGTCATTCCCGGTCTTGCTGAGAGCTTTTTGCGCAATCTCTTTCAGTACCCTCAGAGCGGACATGACCATATAGTCGGTAGCAGGCCGCCCGTCCCAGCTTTTCAGAATATCAAGTGACAGCTGTTCCCGCTGCTTGTCCAGTATATATTTCAAGTCCGTCAGACTTGAATCCACCCGCGACTTCCAGCCTTTTCCCACCTGGTCGGTGCATTCTATTGTTGCAATGGAGAGATTGTCCAGTTTGCGCACGACTTTCGTCATCCGCGTGTCCCTGGTCCCGCCCGACGCTGAAAAATACTTGTCGCTCAGCAACCGCACACGCTGTCCCGGCAATAACGGTATCCGGTTCCGGTCTATATAAATATAGTCAGTGTCACCGCCATACTTGGACACGTCCTCACTGTATCTGGCCAGATAGTCATCCACGGCAGCCTTGTAGTCGAGCTCAGCCTGCGTCTCGTATTCCACCGGCATACGGAAGTTCCAGGCAATATATTCATTCCCGACAGCCGGTATCAGACTGCCACCCGGTATTTGCGTCTTGTCATCAGGATAGGTGTTGATGATTTCCCATTCCCCCGTTTTTGAGTCATAGTTTGCCTCGAAGTCACGACCGGCAAGGTTCCCTGTCTGGAACGACACATGCTTCACCAGGCCGGCTATCTCATTCCCGTTCGGATCAAACTGCATACCGCTGTCCTTGAAATAATAGACAGTGAACTTGTTCCCGTCATCCCCGGCCTTCTCTTCACTGCGCACAGCCGTCACAGTGCCCGTATAATGGGGGAATATTCCGGCAAAGGCATCCTCCTCCACGTGTTCATACAGACCGTAGTTCGTGTTACGGTCCACATATTTGGACCGGTCAGGAAGCTGGAGACGGGAGAAGCCGTAACGGGAGGGGTCGATGTTCTTTGTCGAGCCCAGGGGAATCAGACGCGTAAAGAACTTTACACTGTCACTGTTCTCCGACTGTGCCAATGAGGTAAGCCCCCGCATATAGCCCAGTTCTACCGGCTCCCCATGCTCGCAGCGCGAAAGGTTGAAGGTGAAGCCGTCCGTCCACCATTCCGTACCGAACGCTTCGGCAATCATTGTGGCGGCATCCCAGCAGGTGACATTATTGTATTCGATGGTCCGGTTGTCTGCTACCACCACGTCGCCGATGCTCCAGACCTCACGCCCGTAAATGCGGTTCATGTTCTCCACCCACTTCTGCAGGTGCTCCCGGGGACCGCCGTCAAGACTGAACTGGGGGTTATAAGCCCCATCGGTCAGATGCAGGTACTTCACTTGCTCCGCGTCATGTATGGGGGCATAGAACTTCACCGAATAACTGTAGGTCTGTGTATCCTTCTGCCTGGGCTTGTACTCCTTCTTTATACTGAACTTCACTCCCTCCAGCAGCACATAGTCCTCCACGTCCAGCATCACGTAGGACGGGTGGGTAAAGGAGACCGACACAGAGTATTCCTTCATCAGTTCCTGGTTCCAGGTGGAGGAGGAAGATGTGGAAACCGTCAGTTTCAACTCTCCGGACCGGTTATAGATTTTGAGTTCCATTCAAACAGCTTTTAATCGTTATTTAAAGAGTTCCGGGTTTCGGTTCCCGAAACTTCATTTTCCATCTCTCTACGACCATCCCGCCGGATACATCCGTCACGGTGTCGAAGTCGGAAGAAGACTTGTAGTAGAACTTATAGGCGGATGTCCTGCCCTTTACCTGAAGGTTCACCCATCCGGAATACATGACCTTCATCAATGCCGCACGGCGGGTCTCGCATTCCTCCGGAGAAGAGGCGTATATGGCGAAGTACAACGTCACGTCCCTGGCCTTACAACACGGAGACGGCAATACCTCCGGCAGCTCCTCACCGTTACGCTCCCGAAAATCCACAGAGGTGTATGCCTTCATTTCAAGCGGTTTCAGCAATTCACTGAAATTGAAGTTGTCCTCCCGTCTGTCCTCACAGAGGAAAGCGGAATATTCCGTCCAGGCATCCTTGCCGTTGACGGTCATGTATCCGGTCAAATCTTTCATACTTCTATATCGTTTTCCATCCGTCCCGGTCCTTGCTTGCCAGGAGGTCGAATATGTCTTGTAATACTTTGCAGTAAGAAGTATTCTCTGCTATCTGCAGGAATATGTCATGGTCTGCCGAACGCCCCTGCTTCAGCTCTTCCAGCAACTTGTGTATGCCGCCGGCATGGTCCTGCAGGGAGGTGAACAGACCTTCCAGCTTGGTGCCCTGCTCCTGAGTCAAGGCAGTAAAAGCCCCGCTGCGTCCGGACTGGGAACTTGAACTGCCGGAAGAGCCTTCCCAACCGAAATCCTCCATTATCTGTTCCCGCTGCGCCAGCATCTCATCAATCATCTTCTGATAGTCTCCACGCAGTTTCTCCGCTTCCATGGAAGAGAGCCCGTCCTTGTCGGCCATGTCAGCCCATGAGTCATACAGCTTCTGTATCTTGTCCTTGTACCGGGTGGCCACCAGTGCGGAGAAAATGGCATTCTGAAGGTACTTCTCAAAGCTGCCGGCAAAATCCTCCGAAGTGGCGTCCATATCGGACAGCATGGAAACGAAGCCGTTGTAGAAACTGTCGAAGTCCGTCTTCGTCAGTGCCTCCTTACGGGCATCCTGCACCTCCTGCCAGGCTTCCTCGCTCTCGATAATCTGCTCGAGGTAGTTCCGTGTGTCCTCGTGCAGCTCGCTCCAGAATCCGCTTGCTTCATCACGGAGTCTCACCAACTGCTCATACGGGAGGTCGAAGAGTCCCGTCATGCGGCCGTCCCCTATGCCGTATTTATCGAAGTCACCGCCCAGCACCTTCCTGGCTTGCTCCCAGGCAGACCGGGAAATATCCTTGCGTTGGTCGGTACCGTGCGAGGCGCTTGACCCCACGCCCAGGAACCCCTTGCTCGCACCCGCATTCAGATAGGCCTTGCCCATCTCGCGGGCATAGTCCTGCTGTTTCTTCAGCAGCTCGCGGGCACGCTCATAAGAGTTGTCCGCATTGGCGAAGTCGTCCGCCTCCATGGAGGAGACAAGCTCCTTCTGCTTGGAAATGACCCTGTCGAGCACTTCCATATAGCTCTCGTATTTCTCCTTGGCCTGCAGGTAGCGCCTTTCCGAGCGCTCACCTCCCCAGTCCGCACCGAACAGACTGCCCACGCTCTTGACGGCACCGCCAACGGTATTCACCACACCGCTTATCATACCGCCGACATCCATGCTGAGAAGGGACCGGGCAAACCCGCTGATACCTTCGCTCATGGTGTTGAAACCTTCCACCACGCCTTTCACATTCTCGTCAACAGTGACGCCGAAGCCTTCCAGTGTGGAGATGATGGTACCGGCAGCCTGACCGTAGGATGACATCCTGCCCGCCACACCCTGCAGCGATTGCGCCAATGCCGCCTGCTTTTTCAGACGGTTGTTCTGGGCGGCTGCAAGGTTCCTTTCAGCCTGCTCCTGGGTCAACAGTCCGGCTACAAGTCTGCCGGTCTCGTCCCTATACTTACCCGTAACCACTTCACCTCCTGCCATTACGGTGTTCAGGTCTTCCTGGGCGCTCTCCACTGCCGCCTGGGATTCGCCGTACTCTGCCAGCGAGCGTTTCAATTCCCGGAAAGGCTTGCGGTCGGCAATCTTCAGGTCTATATCCGTAAGGGCGTTCTGCAGCTCTTTCAGGTCGGAAGGGCGCAGCTCTTTGGCAGCGCCATTAATATATTCTTTCAGTTTGTCACGAAGGGCGGAAAGTGTTTCCGTACTCTGTTCGTCCAGATTGCCGAATACGTCAGCCAGGTTGACGGTCTTCTTGAACTCCCCGAAGTCCAGTTCTTTCAGGTCGTTCTCTCGCTTTTTTTTCAGTAATTCCTTCTCGCCTTCGGTTTCCGCACGGGCTATCTTCAGCGAATAATCCTGTGTAATGGCAAGGCGCTTGTCCTGGTAAGTACCATATTCTTTATTATAGTCAATCCATGCCTGGCGGTTCTTGTCGCGCCATTCTTTTTCTATATTATAGGTATTTTGTAGATATTGTACCTGTGCAAGGGCGCGTTGTGCCGTCGCGCCGTCCTTCACCTGCCTCTCCTCTTCGGGAGTCACCTTCCTGCCCGCCTTCCTTGATTTCTCCAATTTGGCAAGGGTATCGCGTTCTTCCTTGTCGATGGCGGCAAGAGTGTCATTATACTCCTTTTCGGCAAGCGCCTTGCGTTTTTCCCGTCCCTCCACCATCACGGCGATGCGGGCGGCCTCCACTTTCTGCTGGGCACGGATGCGGGCGTCGGCAAGTTCGTTCTGATAGTCGGTTTCTGTTTTACCTCCTTTTACCGGTGTCTTTACTTTTATTTTGTCCTTTATATTTGCTGCCTTCAATTCCTTCCGGGCCTCATTTTCCGCTTCAATGCCGAGTCGGAAGAATGCATCGGCAGTCTCGTCGATGGCTTTCTTCTGTTTCTCCAGATGTTCCACTCCGTACCGTTTGAGGTCTTCACCGGTTTCATTTACCAGCCCTCTTGACTGGACGGTATTCAAAGTGCCGGCTGTCCTTTCAAGCGTGCTGACCGGACGCTTCTTCTCTTTTTCTATCTCCAACTGTAGCCTGAGGGACTCTTCGTATTTCTCGGCAGCCATCTTCTGGGCTGCCGCACCTTTGGCGCGGAGCTGCATGGATTTGATGAAAGCTTCCGTATTGTCGACCAGCAGATTCTCCGCGTCGGCGACGTTTGCAACAGACACATTCAGCCTGTCGAATTCCTCCTTGTTCTCAGTTATGAATTTCTTTTTTGCGGAAAGGTCATTTCCCAGGGAAGCCCACTTCTCCTGCAAGGTTTTGAGCGATACGAGATTCTTGCCGATACCCGTATCGGATTCCTGCATCGCCTTGTTCAACTCTTTCTGTGCTTCTGCCAGACCGGCAACTGACTTTTTTCCGGAAAAGAGTGTAGAGAAGAAATTCCCGATTTCCTTGCCGAATACGACAGTCAGCGTGATGGCGGTAGCCATTAAAGTCTGCCACGAGAAAAGGGACGAGAGCACCTGCTTCCATACCGGTGTCGCCTTCTGGCCTGCCGCCGTCAGTCTCTCGTACTCCTTTCTGGCATTGCCCACCGCGTCCGTAAACATCGGGATGTTGTTGGATATTGCCAGGAAGAACATCTGCGGTCCCATGGCCAGTGACGGAAGCTCGCGGGCTATCTGCGCCATGCTCATCTTCACGCTGTTCAGTTTCGGTGCGGGGTCATTGCCTATGACGGGTGTCTCGCCCGCCCGTCTTTTGGCAGCCTCGTATTCCTTAAGCTGTTCCTTCAACCCGCCGATGGCACCCTTCAGCGCCTGGATGTCAGCCATCTCCCTCTCACCGGCAAGCCCTTGTTTCTGGAGATTCTTATACTCCTTCTCCAGATCTTTCAGTTCCAGTTTCAGATGCCCGATCATCCGCCTGGTGAAAGCCTCCATGTTGGCCACGTTGCCTTCCACCGACCTCATGCCCGCCAGCGTCTTGTCATCCAGGAATATTTCAAGTTTAATGGGATTCATCAGCGTTTTCCTCCTCGTCAAGCAATTGTTGTAAATAGTCTGCCGGAGATATGTCCGGCTGCCCGTTGCGGCTTCTCCTCTCGGCAACCATCTCCTGCGTGGTCTTCTTCCTTCCCGGCACATGGCGGGGGAAGTCCTGCCACATCAGCATCAGCATCGGGTAGTTCACACCGCGCATGATGTAGTCCACACTCCAGCCCGTGTCACGGGCTATCTGTCCCACGAGACCGAACGGGCTATGGGCGGGCTCCGTGTACCCCTTTAACTCCCGTTCTGTTTTCTTTGGCTCAGATTGGGCGCTGTCAGGCTCATCACCTCTGCCAATCTGATAGTACTCCCGAAAGGGACCGTGCTCATCGTGCTCAGGGCGATCATCCATGCCTCCTCCAGGGCGGCGGGGTGCATGCAGTTGCGCAGCATCCATGCCACCGGACGGTTCAGAAGCCTGCCCGACACCCTGCCGCGGACGATGGCATATGCCACCATGCGGCTCACTGTTTTGGTATGCTTCACCATAAACTCCAGCTTCTGTTCAAAAGTGTAGGCCCTGAGTTCCTCGTGTGTCACACCCAGTTTCAGATACATCCGTGCCATGCGGCAGCGGCTTTCCAGGGTTGGTATCCGCATCACCCAGCGGATGTGTCTCCCTCCGGGAAGCCGCAGCGGAAGGGAGATGCCGGCATCCGACATGACCCTCTCCGCAAGGGATTCCATTTCAAAGTTCGGTTTCATGGGCAGCCCCCCATTAGCCTGCAGCCTCGGTACCCGTATCCGGGTCGATGCCCTTGGCGAAGAGCTTCATGCGCTTGCCCTCGGCATCCTTCAGCAGCTCGATGTTCAGGGAAAGCCCCAGCACGTTGGAGGAGTTGATGCCGTTAGCAAAGTCACTGCCGGTCACCTTGGCATTGTAGAAGCGCAGGGTCTCGCCGCTGTCGGCAACCACGTCCATCACGCCCGTGGCTTCCCAGTTCTCGGGGGGCTCCCAGTTGTTCTTGGCGTCCTTCGTGCCGCCGATGGTGTTCACCAGGCTCTCGGCGTTCAACTCTATCAGGGTGCAGGTGAATGCCTTCTTGCCGGGATTGGTGGTGAGTGTCATTACCGGGCCGTCCTTCACCTGCGCGGCGTAGATGTCCGTGGTACTCGGGGCGCTCCCGGCAGGCTGCAGGCCTTCCTCGCTGATAAGGCCGATTTCCTTCTCCTTGAATTTGAGGTGCGCCAGTCCGTAAATTAATCCGTCCATAAATTCTTTTGTTTTTTAAGTTCTGTTCAATCGCCGTTTAATCAGTATCAGAAGAAGGACGGCAACGGCCAGCCGACCTGTCCATATTTGAAACCACTGCCAGCCGGTGGGTTCCCTTATCACCTCAGGAGGCAGGGTCTCTACCGCTGAGGATGTCTCGTTGCGGATACGTGTCAGTTCTTCCGTCAGCATTATTACCTGGCGTGCCAGACTGTCGCAGGTGGCAGTCACCTCCAGGCTGTCTTCCGATATGCGGTTGACATTCACTGTTGCCTGCCCACTACGCTTACTGAAGCCCGTCCCCACAGGTATCGAGGTCAATATCTTCGTCGGAAATGCCGTCCTCGCCACACTGGGAGGAACGGGCTGCTGAAGGAGAGCGAACCCGCTTCTGCCTTGCAGGCTGTCGGTAACGAGGCTGTTCCGTGTCAATCGTCCCGGACTTCTGCAGCTCGTTACGGATAGGGCAATCGTTCCAGTGACGACAAGCAGTAGCGCGAGCCACCGTGCGGTCCAGTCGGGCGATGGCCCGGTAAAGTTTTCTGTTCTCATTGATGGAACTCATTAAGTCCGAACGGAGATTCTGAATGTTGTCCATATAAGCAGCATCCACGTCTCCGCTGTTGCGGGCCTTTGAAAGGCGGCGGTTGAAGAACCAGCCCAAAGCGGTTCCGATTGCCGCACCCAGTCCCGCGGGAAAGAGGCTGCCTAATATCTGCATCAAAGTATCCATCCGTTTTTGTTTTTTTAATTTCTTGATTGATTAGAGCAGGCTCCAGCCGGCTTCCACGTCCGCCATCACTGCCGGAACACCGTTTTCAACCTGCGACATCGCAGCCGCAAAGGCACACATCGTACCCCGGTCGTCCACATCGGGCACATGGCTTGCCGGCACCTGCATCTCCCTGCACACACGGCTGATGTAGCCGTTCGTGTTGTTCTCTGTGGGCGGTGCCCAACGGCGGATAAAGTCGGCAATGGTGCGGCAACCGTATTTGCGGCGGTAGTTCTGCAACAACTTAAGACCGGCACGGTAGCCGTGGGCCATCGTCCTGAACTGGCAGAACGAACGGTCCTGCGAAGGCCGGATTTCCCCCTGCCACACGGTGGTGGCAGAGAGACGGATATTCAGCGGGTTATTGTTGCGTAGTCCTCTGCTCATCACTATGCCTCCAGTTCTTCACCCGCATCCTCCGGAAGCGGACCAGCCTTCTCCTCTTCAGCCTTTGCGGCAGCCGCGGCAGCTTCACGACGAATCTGCGCCCAGTGCTTGTCCGCTGTCACCTCCGCGTCGGAAGTCTGTGCCGTCTTGCCATCATAACTGTAGATGGCACCGATAGCCTCCTGCTTCTTCGGCATCGTGATTTCGTAGTGGCGGAAGTTTACAAGACTCTCCTGGGTCTGCGGATTGGTACGCGCCTCGTTATAGTACATCTTCGTGGAACCCTGGGCACGGAACATGCGGGGCACGTAGAAGGCAACGGACGCCTGCATGTCCGTCTCGGCGGGAGAAGTCCCGAAAGGAACCTTCACCCCGGCATTGGTGAAGTACGGGCAATTTACAAATTCATAAATCTCGAAACCGTACATGTTCGTCACCTTGCCGGTGGTGTAGTTGTAGTACTGCTCACGGAACTTCTGGTCTTCTTCCAGCAAGTCGTTGATATGGTCGGGACAAAGCACCAGACGACGTCCGTCGGTAGGAACCTCCGCCTTGTCGAAAGCTCGTTTCAGGGCGATGACATCCTTGCGTGTCATCTTCTTGCGGCCCGTAGCGTCAGCCTCACCCGAAGTGGGGACTACTGGGGTGGTTTTCGTATTGCTGTAAGGGGACAGCGCATGGATGGCCTTCTTGTACTTGGCCGTGTCAATGGCATTGCTGTGGCGCTGCACATCGGTGGAGAACTTGTCATAGGAAATGGCATACAACTGGTCGTCCGTCACGCGGGTCGCCTTCGTCTGGTATTTGTCCAGGCCGATGGGAATATCACCTTCCGTAAGATTCTGGACCGGAATCGGATAGGTGGTATTGTTTATCAGCACATCCGGATCACCTCCCACATCCACCAGATGGATGACCTCATTCTCGGCCTTGGCCGAATAGTCGGGAATCCCGTTCAGAAAACTCGCCGCCAGCCCCGCATTCAGGCGTTTTACCAGCTCACCGGTCCACACCTCAGTATATACGCCCTCAAAGGCTGCGCCCAGGGGCATGAAGTTTCCAAGCACAGCCGGAACAACCGCCCCGGTCGCTGCGCCATAAGCGGGATCCATTCCCACCACATTCGCCAGGACGACGCCCATCAGGACGTTGAACAGCGTTCCGCAAATAAATTTCATCATGTCGTTTTACGATTTTACAAGTTACTATTACTGTTTCTCCTCTCTCAGAACTTAGGGCAGTCTATGCCGTATTCCGCCTTGTACAGCTCACGGTATCTGGCCGGGTCGTTCTCGCGCATCAGCTTCAGCTGCGATTCCGGCACCTCGCTCAGTTTGCCCCACTGTCCCGATGCCATGCCGGCACTCGACGCACCGCCTCCACCGGTGTTAAGCAACTGCATCGGCTTGGTGGCGGTAGCCATGCTGTCCAGTGTCAGTTTCAAGGAGTCCGCTCCCATTGTCTTGCCCAGACCGATGAAGTGTTCCCTCTTGTCCGCATTGAACTTTCCTGCCTTGATGGCTTCATCCACCATCTGCGTCACACTTGCCAGCCTGATCTCGTCCAGCTGCTTGCGCAGTTCCATGTTTGCGGTCTGATGTCCTTGCAGGATACCTATCCTGGCAAGGATCTCCGTTTCTGTCGCCGTCTCCGGCAGGCCCAGCTTCAGGGCGATAGCTTTAAAATCTGCATTCATAGTCTCTTTTGTTTTTGAGTTATTGCTTGGCGGGGTTTGTCCGCCGTCTGTTTTCAGAAGGGGCAGTGCGGTGCAGTCTTCGCCGGTGGCAAGTTTCAACTCATCGCCCCGGTAAGAGAGCATGACTATATTGTCGTCATTACCGCCCATATCCACCATACTGACCTCCATCAGCCTGCACCTCGTGATGGTCGGACGTGTCTGTCCGGGTTTCAGCAGTACGGGGTCGTCACTCGACTCCACGATTTCAAAATAAGGGCTGCACATCTTCAGAGTACCTTTGTCCCATTGCTGCTTTGCCAGTTTCGACTCGTCACGGACTTCATCAAAGTAGGGTTCACCGGTGATTTCGGCACCTTCCACTTTCAAATCCCTAATATTTCCGATAATGATACCCCTCCAGTGCATCCACAGCATGACGGGATTTCTCCGGAACTGCTCCAAATCCACCCCGTCAGTCTTTACCCAGGTGCCGAAGCAGTTCAATGTCTCGTTTGATATCCTGATTCTTTTAGCCATGATTTCCGTCTCATTTTGTCGCAAACTTACAGCTACACCCATAACCGCACAAAAAAGTGTGTAACGGTTGCCCTCAAGTGTGCAACCGTTTTGTAACTGTGTGCAAGCATTGCGCCGTTTTTTCGTGCCCCGCACCACACTTCGCAACTTTGCCACTGTAAACAAGAAATTTCAAGGTATATGGCAAACAGTAAGGACAAGCAGAAATCGGTGGCGAAGCACCTCTACATGAAAGGGACCCCCACCGCACAGATTGTGGAACTCACCGGAGTGAGCCGCCAGTCCGTCAGCCGGTGGCTGAACACTGAAGGCTGGAAAGAGGAACGCGCCGCACGCGAAATGAGCAAGGAATCCATCACCTCCAAAACCCTTTCCAAACTGGGGGACGCCATCGACAAGGCAGACGGTGACGAAAGAAGCATCGGGCGCATGGCTGACTCGCTGCTGAAATCCGTCAAAGCTATCAAGGAAATTAACTTGAGCACCACCATTGTGAACAAGGTGGATACACTCATAGAGTTTGAGAACTGGATGGTGACGCACCGGGACGAATATCCCGAGATAGACGACAAAATGCTTGTACTCATCAACCGTATGCACAGCGAATTCATGGGAATCAAATTCAAACAGAAATGACAGCGGAAGAAAAAAAAGAAGCACTGCTGCGGTGGAATGAGCACTGCCAGCGCCTGTTGCGCCTCACCTCAAAACGCAAACCGGAGACTGAAGCCGAACGGAAAAAGAACATCGCCCGTGCCTTGAAAGATTACGACTACTTCTGCCGGCGGTACCTGAGCCACTACTGCCAATGCCCCAATGCAAGATTCCACAACGAGGCCGCCCGTTACATCGAGAAGCACCGGGAAATGCGGGCCGTTTTCAAATGGCCGCGCGGACATGCCAAGTCCGTACACCTGGACGTGGGAATCCCCCTATGGCTGAAGTTCAAGGGGGAGCTGCACGTCATGGTATTGGTGGGGAAAAGCGAGGACAATGCCGATGCCCTGTTGAGCGACCTGCAGGCGGAACTCCTGTTCAACCAGTACATTGTCGAAGACTTCGGCGAGCAATACAACTCCGGATGCTGGCAGGAGGGCGAATTCGTTACCAAGGACCAGTGCGCCTTCTTCAGCCGCGGACGCGGGCAGTCACCACGAGGACTGCGTTTTCGCGACAAGCGTCCGGACTATATCGTGGTGGATGACCTTGACGATGACGAGATGTGCCGTAGCGAGGCGCGTGTGCGAGAGATGACAAAATGGGTGAAGGAAGCCCTTTTCGGTTGTTTTGGCGGTAAGGAAGGACGCTTCATCATGGTGGGCAACCTCATCGGCAAGAACAGCGTGCTGCAAAAGATGACAGACAGCGACACCGTATATACCAGTACCGTCTATGCAATCGGCAAGGACGGGACTCCCGCCTGGCCGGAATGTTACACCATCGAACTGCTGCGCAGTCGTGAACGGTTCATGGGCTACCGAAGCTTCCAGAAGGAATACATGCACAATCCCATCACCGAAGGTGCGGTCTTCCAGGAACGCTGGATCCGGTGGAAGCGGATGCTCAAACTCCGCTACTATGAAAGCCTGGTGCTCTACATCGACCCCAGTTTCAAGGACAGCAGCAAGAACGACTACAAGGCCGCCAAGTTGTGGGGACGTCCACGCGCCGGATTGAAAACCGCCAGTCCCACAGAACTGCATTGCCTGCGTGCTTTTGTGCGTCAGTGCAGCGTGGGCGAAATGGTGCGATGGGTTTATGACCTTTGGGAGTCACTGTCCGAGGACGCCGCCGTCACCATCTACATGGAAGCCAACTTCATGCAGGATACCATATTGGACGAGTTCGAGCGTGAGGGCAGGCAGCGCGGCTACCAGGTGCCCGTCACCGCCGACAAGCGGAAGAAGCCGGACAAGTTCGCCCGCATCGAAGCCGTCAGCCCGCTGTGGGAACGCGGTCTGGTCTTTTACAACGAGAAACTGAAAAATGACAACGACATGAAGACCGGTATCGAACAGACCCTCGCCTTCGAGAAAGGAAGCCGCGCCCATGATGACGGCCCCGACGCTGATGAGGGTGCCATCTACAAACTGCAGAAGCAGGTGCGTGAGGAAAATTTCACACCGCGCATGGGAGTACGCCAGCCGCCCTCCCAAAGCTGGTGAAAATTAAGAGTTCATGCATCACTAAACATTAACCGCTAAACATTATCCCCATGTTCATTACGGAAGACGATTACATACAGATTGGAACGGAGGCATTGAGAATCATGCAACAGAGTTCACCCGACAACCGCCTGGCAGCGGAACAGCGTGCCTTGTCACGCATTGCATCGGCCCTGCGCGGGCGTTACGACATACAGAAGGCATTCGCCTGCGAAGGAGAACGGCGGGATGCCGAACTGGTGGGATGTGCGGTCGATATCGCCCTCTACCACATGTCAGCGTCGCTGCCCCAGAAGATGGGCTCCGAGGTGCGCGAGAAACGCTATAAGGATGCCATCGAATACTTGAAGGAGATACAGGCGGGACGTGTAATCCCCGACATTCCCACCGTCATGGGGCCGGACGGAGAAGAGGATTTCCATAACCCCATCCGCTACGGATCAGCCGCCAGGAACGAGTATATCTGGTAAGAAATATGGTTTTTCAATTATTCATTTTCAATTAACAAACTATGTCCAATCGCAATTACAAGAAACAGAACCCGGTAAGGATTGGCAGAGTAAACCTCGGCAATCCCGCCGAGGTGAAGCGGGTGACCAGACTGTCCGTCGACCTGCAACTGCAGACCGAGGCGCTTACCAAGAAAGACATGCGCGCCTGGCGCAACGCCTGGCAGTATGCAAAGAATGTGGAATATCCCAACCGTGTGCCGTTGTATGACGTGTATGGCGACGTGGAGGTGGACATGCACCTCACCGGATGCGTGGGACAGCGCAAAGGGTATGTGCTGAACAAGAGTTTCCGCATCGTGGATCGAAAGGGGGTGGAGAACCCGGAACTGACGGCCATATTCGAGGCGCCCTGGTTCAAGACCTTCATGGACCTGGCACTGGACGCGCACTACTGGGGGCACTCGCTCATCCAGTTGGGAGATGTCATCTCCGTGGACGGGACACCCGCCTTCAGCGAGGTGCAGCTGGTACCGCGCCGCCACGTCATCCCCGAATACGGGGTCATCGTGGTACGTCAGCAGGAGGCATGGCAGAACGGCTATGACTACCGGCACAGCGAAATGGCGGACTGGACGGTGGAGGTGGGCGGCACGCACGACCTGGGGATGTACCTCAAATGTGCCCAGCATACCATTCCCAAGAAAAACGTATGCTCCTTCTGGGACATGTTTTCCGAAATATTCGGTATCCCCTTCCGGGTGGGAAAGACCACCAGCCGGGACTCCAAGGAGCTGGGACGTATCGAGAAGATGCTGGGCACGATGGGTGCAGCAGGCTGGGCGCTCTTTCCCGAAGGCACCGAGATAGAAATCAAGGAGTCCACCCGCGGGGATGCCTACAACGTCTTTGACAAACGCATAGACCGCGCCAACTCCGAACTGTCAAAGGGAGTGCTCACCGAAACCATGACTACGGAGAACGGCAGCAGCCTTTCGCAGAGCGAGGTGCATCTGGAGGTGCTGAAGAACCTTGTCAGCAAGGATGCCGACAACCTGCGGGACGTCATCAACTTCCAGCTTATCCCCAAAATGATAAAGCACGGTTTCCCCTTAAAGGGATACCGTTTCGACTGGTACGAGGGCATAGACTTCACACCCGAGCAGCAGATTGCCTATGAACGCCTGCTGCTGGAGAACTACGAGGTGGACCTGAAATATTTCATCAACAAGTACAATGTGCCCATTATCGGGAAAAAAGCGCCCGCACCGGTGGCTGTCCCGGCAGGCAAGGAAAATGGCAAGGGGGATGGGGAACAGAAGCTCTGTTTTTTCGACTGAGCCCTTCTGACTACGAAGGGCTGCACAGACGAGCCTTGCTGGCATATTACGGAAATGCACTGCCGCTGGCTGACAGTGGGGAAGATGAAGAAGAGGAAATAGATACTGCTGCCGTGGAGGCGTCTTTTGTCCTGCTGATGCGCTGGCTCCACCGGCAGCCGGAATTCACACCAGAGATGCTGGCGGACAAGGAGGTGCAGAAGTTCATACGCGACCATACCGATACGCTGGACCGTGCCGTGGATTATTCAGTCCGTCAACGCCCCATGGACGACATCAGCATACGGCGGCTCAAGGAAAGCAATTACGTCTTTTCCGGCTTCAAGACCTTCCATGAGCTGAACGAGGCGTTCCCCTCGCTGCTCGATGCGGACGGGAACCGGAAGCCCTTTGAACACTTTTTGAATGACGTTCAAAAGGTGAACGAGACCTATAACCGCTGGTACCTGAAAGCGGAATACAACTTCGCCATGGCATCTGCCGCCATGGCTGCCAGGTGGAAGCAGTGGTGGGACGATGAGGACCGGGACCGCTACCTGCTGCAATACCGCACTGTGGGCGACAAACGGGTACGCGAGGCACACCGGGCACTGCATAATGTCACGCTGCCCATTACCTCACGGTTCTGGGATGAATACTTTCCCCCCAACGGGTGGAACTGCCGCTGTACGGTGGCAAGGGTACTCCGTAGCGATTATCCGGAAAGTGACGAACACCGGGCAATACTGGATGGCAGCCAGGCCACAGCAGGCAGGCATCAAGAGATGATGCGCTTCAATCCCGGCAGACAGATGGCATGCTTCCCGTTCTACAATCCCTATACCATCAGCCGGTGCAAGGACTGCCCTGACAGACCGGGTACGATGGGACTGGTCAAAGTGCCCGACAATGAATTGTGTGCGGCCTGCAAGATGATAAGGGAAATGACCAGACGGAAAGAAACATTGAAGATACGCAGAAAGGAGATACAGAAAGAAGCGTCCGGCCTGAAAAAAGAGGTGTTCAGAAACCCCGGATTCGGCAAGGAAATACATGTCACGGGAAAAAGTATAAAGGAATGGCTTAATCAACCTCATAGGCGGTATGCAGAGAAAAATGAGCTCCTGCTACAAATCAGAGAAGTTTTGCAGAAAGCCGGCTATTTGGGATATGGCATCGACAAGCACGATGCCGGAACCGTAGCCCATTTGTTTGAAACTGTAGTCGGGAAAGAAAAATCGTGGATTATTGTCAGAGAGTATGCCAATGGGGAAGTAAATCTTCACAGCATCTCGGATAGTGACAACATACTGAAGATACTGGAATAAAAAAGAAGCATCCTTATAAGTAGCCCCGTAGAACTGCAATCCACGACTTGCTTATAAAACTGCTTCTTTCAAATGCAAAGATACGTTTAATTCTTTAATAAACAAGCATTATGCCCCAAAATTCAGACACAGCCAAGGAACTGGAACGGAAGGTGGAGCGCTTCATCAGCCTTACGCTGAAGGACATCGGAACGAAAATAAGCGGGGAGTTTGACCGCAACTTCGAACGCGAAGCCTTCTTCAACGAGCATTGGGCACGAAGGAAATGCAATGACGACGAAAGCCGGGGGCTGTTGACGCGTACAGGGGCCTTACGCAGGAGTATCAAGACGGAGACTACGGGACATAGCGTGGTTTTCAGCAGTGACCTGCCATACGCTGCCATTCACAATGAAGGTGGAGCAATAACCGTCACCAGAAAGATGAAAAGATACTTCTGGTACTTGTACCGGCAACTGACAGATAATTATAGGCGCAACCCCACGGAAGAGGCACTTTTCTGTAAACGTATGGCGTTGAAACGGGCAGGCAGCAGGATAGTCATGCCCTGCCGCCGGTTCATCGGCATGCATCCGGAGGTGGAGCGCATCATCCGGGAAATAGTGGAAAACAATAGCAAAAGAATATTTTAGATATGAGAAGGTTCCTTTACCTCAGCCTCATAGAACGGCTGAAACAACTTACAGACCGGGACGGGAAGCCCGTCATCAGAACATTCGACCTATGGAACGAGCAGATTTCATTCCTGGAGCAGGAAGAGCCTTTCGATGCCCCTGCCGTATTCATTGAATTCCGGCCCGTGAAATGGACGGGCGGCGGCACGCAGACAGCGGACGTGACCCTACGCCTGCATATCGTCACACCCTGGAAAGGGAGTTCCCGCGAAGGCGGCGGCTTCCAGCAGCAGGCGCTGGAGCGTTTCGACTTGCTGGACCGCATGGACCGGCATCTTTTCAACCTCTCCGGAGACGACGGCAACATTTCCTTCAGTCTGTTCCGACGTACCGGAAGCAGCACGAACCACAATCATGAGGAACTTGTGGAGGATGTCACCGACTTCACATGTAAAGTGATAGACAGGGGATAAGGACGGGTCAGAAAAGCGACAGTTGCGCCCGCATCTCTTTCTGGCGTTGGATGATGCGCGGGTCGGCGCTGGCATTGATGATGTTGTAGAAGGTCTTTTCACAGATATGGTACTTCGGCCAGATATAACGGCGCAGAATCTCGCGGTTGGAGAGGCCGCTGCGGGAATGTTCATCGTAAATGCGTACAATGTCCTCTACTCTGAACGCGTAGCTGCATCCTACAATCCTGTTCCGACTCTTTTTCATACCTCTGAAATTATAATACCCTGAATTACCTGAAAACCTGATACAAAGATACGAATAACGGCATATATACACAACAAAGGCCGCCATATTAATCATACGGCGGCCTTTCGAGGATTCATTGGCGTGTCTTCAACCTCATGGACAGCATGGTCTTATCCCACAATATCAGAAAAGCATCCCAATAATCCTGAAAGCTGAAATAGTACCAGCTCATTTGCAGATACCATATCGGCAGATAGGCTATGAATATGGCGAACCACAAGGGGATGAGCAGCCAACGAAGCACCAGTCTTGTTCTGTTCATTATACGTCAGTTTTAAAACCGATACCGATAGCCTGCAATCTTTTTAAGGCTTGTTTCTCATAATCCTTTTTAAGTTTCTCACTGATCTTATTTTCCCAGCAATCCACACAAAAAGGTCCATCGGGAACATTATAGCAACCACCTTTTATCGGCTTCCCACATTTCTTGCATTGTAACTCATTATCCATTGGGTTCATATCTATTTTGTTTTGAGCCTAATTAGGCTACATCGTTAATACTAATTTCTCCTTTCAAAACTCGTTCTACCTGTCTGTCCATGATTTCTTGAAACTCTATCTGACAGATAAGAGAGCAATCCGGTATAATCTCTTCCACTGGGTCACCTCGCCATGTTGGTAGTTCGTCCAAGAAGATACGCCCGTCTTTGTCTTTTAGGCATGTTGCGCCTACATCACGTTCAATCTGCGCCATTTGAGCAAACACTTCTGGGAAGTCCTTCCGGATTTTGTTCCAGTAACCCATGCCGCCTTTCACGCAACCGATGCAGTTATTGTTATTGTAACCCATCGAATACATTACAGGCTGTTTAATGCCAGCTTTCCAAAGCATACCCATTGTATCCGGCTTTGTTATCTGCCGCTCAATAAGCGGAAACAACGGTTTCGTATCTGGATATTGTTGCTTTAGCCGGATAGCCCGGTTAATCTCCTTCGGGTCAAAATCAAATCCCCATACTTGACCGTCCCATGAGCCAACTACCTTTTCCAACTTATAGCGGACTTTCTTTTTTAGCTCCAGCGTACAAGCAGCCCCATGCGCTCCATTGATAAACCCTTTCCGTAGGACATCAGCTACGCAAGTGTATTTGTCGCTTCGGATAGTGTAGATAGGCTTCTCGTACCACTTCTCGCAATCTGCGAGGAATCGGGTATTGTCAGGATGCCCAGAGCCAGTATCTATGTAGTAAACTTGCACATCATCGTACAAACTCAATGCTATCTTACAAGCGACTGCGGATGTTACACCGCAAGAGAACCAAGCTATTATCATAATTATTACTATATTTGCGACATAAACCCATTAATATTTTAATTTATGAGCGACATTAATATTTTACTTAGAAATAGAGAATCTATAAAATTGCAAATTCAAGCGTTAGAGTCTAAAAAGAACTCGGAAAATGAACTTACAGGTTACGAACAAGCTATGCTTGAAGATATGTATTACCAATTATTAGTAATAGAGAAGCAATTGGCTAATTACCGATAATAATGTTTTCACTATATAATTCATTTCTTGCTCGTATTGAATTAAAGTGTTTCTTAAAAATAATAATGAGACGTACACAGAGGAGGAAACTTAATGGCTGCTGCACAACCATTAATCTCTTGCCAGAAATGCTCCTCCTCTATTTTTACCCATGAGGACCATAACAAACCGTCCATA